GTACTACCGTCTGCACTCGCAAATATCTGCGGGTTTTCCAAGGCTGAACTTCCGCCCGTGAACATCGTACACGCCATCCAGTATTTGCTGGAGTTCCAGCCCCACCCCGCCGCAACGTAAACGACGGATGGGTGCATACACTGCCCGTTACCGTCATAGCTTGGGGTAACGAGCGGGCTGGCCGCATTGGTCGCCGTCACGCTTGACGGGTAAGCCGGAACAACTGGCAATTCTGCAATCGGAGACACGGCTAGGTTGTCAATCGCCCAAGTCGTTGATGTCGTGTAAAACCCCACCTTCGTCAAGGTCTGAAACGCAGTATCGTAAGCAGTGGCGTATACGCGCCCATTAATTGAGCAGGAGAGCCACGGACCAAATGCAGACAGGGACATGCTATACGATTGTCCATTGACCATCGCTGGAGACAGCAACTCCCCTGAAAAAATGGTAGCTACTCCAGCCACGAACTTGCGCAGGTAAACATACCCAGTGCTCTGTAAATAGCAACTAACATAGTTGCTTGTATCTTGATACCTGATTTGCATGTGCGCGTTGCCACTCGCCGTACTGGCTACTATATTTGCCGATATGGTTAAATCTGAGATTCCAGCCTCAGTCGTTGCCGTAACGCTAGAACTGGTAGCAACGAGTTGGTTGCTCAGTATTTGCCCAGCCCCAGACGATAAAGTCCAGCCCTGCCCAAGTGTCATTACGTGCGAGGCAATGGCGGTATTGTCAGCATCGGTAAAAGTGTCAGACGCGACTAGATTACTAGCCACCGATGGGGTGGCGAGCATTGGGCCATGCGCGGTCATTGCCAAATTCGATACCACCGCCGCGCCCGTAATCAGCGATCCTGCGGGTAGTCCTGGAGGTATCGTTGTCCCCACCGAAAGCGTCCCGGGGAACGTGCAGTTACCATTATTACATACAGCTTGGGATTGTCCATTAGGAAAAACTTGTCCAAATAAACTAAAACTAATTAAACTCAAAAATAGGAGTCTCATTGGGAGATAACTCCAGGGAGAATTAGAATATCAGCTAAAGTAGAATTTACAGATCCAGTAACCCACAAATCCTGACAAGGAAAACTAGGAACACTTCCAGAAGGACCTGAATTAAAAGATCCATTAACTTGAAGTGCAGCAAAGTAGTTAGATGAACTAACAGCATTACTCATCCCGAGATATAAAGTACCAGTATTAGCTGGATCTGCTGTTACAATAACCTGAAGACAAGCAATTCCTGTATAACCTATCAATGGCGCGACATGATACGCCACAGCAGCAGTTGTGCAAGTTACAATTCCGTAGTAGGAATTCGCGCCAAGCGCCCATTGGGAGAATGACACAAGACAAAGAGTGAAGATTGCTAAAAATCGTTTCATTTCAATCCTAAGTGTTAATAGTCGGTATTCCAGTTATAATTCCTGTTATTGGATCTATTCTTAATCCCGGAGGAAGTCCACTCCCTCCTACAAGTCCAAATAAGTAAGGAGGAGTTCCTCCACTTGCAATTAATTGATGGTCATACTGTTCTCCGAATATAGCATCAGGTGGATCATTACAACCAATATTAATTATGGGAACACTGATATCACAACTCACAGAACTTGTCGCGCCAGTTGAATCCGTCACAGTAACAGTAATAGGATAATCTCCTCCTTCAATTAAACCTCCAGAAGCAATAGTACCATCTTCATTAGGAGTTAATCCAGGAGGATAACCTCCATCACCAACTGTAACTGTATAAGGAGGACTTCCATTGGTAATGTCCCAAGTATAATCCCAAATCTGAGTAAAAAGTCCTTCTACATAATTTCCACCCCACCAGTTAAGAACAGTAAGTTCTCCACTTTCCGGATTTAAGCAGTAAGCACCAATCCAACAAGCAAACGCATAACCTGGAAGAGGAATTGCTATACAATGATTATCGGGAGGAAGTTCATAAATTCCCCCACTCCCAGACAAGGGATTACCTAAAAGGTCTGTAAAGTACCCGTCTCCTGGAGCACCTCTAACATAGTATGGCATATTATTCAGGAATAGGACGTTGATGTAATGTTCCGCAAGTTATATTAAATCCTGGAGGAAGACTACTTTCTAATCTACCAGCTACATACAGGGTATTACCGCTAGAAAATACTCCATACAAAGTTCCAGCTCCTGTAGTTGCAATAGTATAAGCAGATCCCAATGCACCTTCTCCAGTTCCATTTAAAGAATTAATTATAGTTCCTTCCGGAAATGTAAATACACAGGTATCACTATCTGAAGACGTGGCGCAAATACATAGATCACCAGCAACTGCATCTGGAAATAAAACTGGAGTAAGTGTAGTTCCTGTTTGAACATCAAAGGACGAATCTAAAGTAGTAGTGAATTCAAGAATTGTAGTAAAATTAGCTACTGAAAATCCAAATAAAGTCCAAGAAAGAGATAGGGGTCCATTACTGAGAGCAAAACCTACAAATACAGTTAATCCCTTACCTGAATTAAATATAGTTCCAAGATTATTATAAGTATAAGTATCAAGACCACCTTGGGAATCAACTGGATAATTAGCTCTTTCAAGTGTATCAGTATAAGTAAGCACAGCAATAATAGTATTTCCAGCAGTTACTGGACTATCAAAAGTAACTGTCCCACCAGTAACTATCTTACTTTGTACTAATGTTATCATCCTTAGAATCCTTTGGCGCGAATACTACTGCTCGATTAAGTATTTCTTGCCGCTTCTTACATCCTCCGCAGGGTTTAATTCCTACAGATTTCGTCGCGCCAGCAACTACATCTCCTAGTCCTACAGACTTTTTCAGATGAGGAATTGAAAGTTTCAAATACATAACAGATTAATTGAGCACTCAACTGTATTGTAAATTCCATTACTATCTACAACTTGAACTGTGAAAGTATAAGTTGTAGGAACACAACAAGGTTGCCATAGCCAATCCCGTATGTAACACAGATAGTCACAAAGTGGATATGTAGTAAGTGCTGGATAGTCTGGAAGAGTATCACTAACTAATCCAGTATCCTGCAACCATCGTCGATAATAATACAAATCATCAGGAGACATTAGTCGGGATTTCCCAGACAATTTACATGAATTACTATATCCACAGTTTGAATCTGCTGAATTGATAAAGTCATTGCAGTAGTTGATAATGCTGAGATTATAGGATAATCAATAACTGTTAACTTAATGTTCCCCACACTCATTACCACCAAAGGAAGAGTAATAAGTCCCAAACTCACAACTGGATCGTTGGTCCAAGGATAAGTAAAACTATGAGCTACTGTAGTCTGTCCAGTAGCTATTGTAAGAGTAAAGGACTCGAAAGGTTGATTCTTTAATTGTCTGATATAATCTATAGCTGGCATAACTTATCCTCTAGCTGGAAAATTCGGAGGAAGCACTGGATGTGAAATGTGAGGAGTCTTTGAAGGATCAGGACTCATACTCTTTGGACAATATAACCACAAATTATCCTTAATCTCAGTTAGGAGTTTCAGCATAACCTTAGACTTCTTTGTAAAGTAATCAGCACCTTTCAAATCCTGACCTTGCCCTTCCTGAGATAAACATCTAGCAAGGATGGCGTCTCTGAAGAACAAACGTCTCAGAAACTCAGGAATTCTCATTGTAGGATCAGTAATTTCGGCGCGCCGAGAAAACTCAATTACACAAGCATTCATGTAGTTTACTGGAAGCCACAAGTCTCCGGTTGTATAACTCAAGGAGATATTTGGTGTAGGGAGTAACCTAATAGTATTAAATCCCATCCCACTGATGAGATATTCTCTGGGCATTGATTCTGTCGTTAAGAAAGGAGTTGTAGCAGAACTTATTTGATCTTGGCGCGACCTAGGATTGAGTTCATATCCTATCCAAGTTACTCTACGAAAAGATGTGATGTAATTGGGAATTTGATAATCATAAATTCCAACTTGAATTGGTATAGCCCATCTATCTAAGATTACATTCAAACTGGAAGAAATCTCTTCCTCAACAGCTTGAGCAAATCTATTAATTGTATTGTCCGACCAGACGGTTGCCATAACTAGGCCATTTGATACCAAGCTAGAAGAACATCAGTTCCACTACATAGAGATCCAGATCCTAAAGTAATTGTATTTGCAACAAGAGTATAATCCACACTCTGGTAGAGTAAAACTCCATTCTTATATAGGGCTAAGGAAGAACTAGGATTAGGAATCTGTGCTAAGGTATAAGTCGTATTGACCCCATTAATCGCGCCAGTAGGAGTCTCATTATTTACCAATGTCATATTGTAACCTTTTCCAGTGTATCGACCCATCAAATTCCAGGGTTCAAATACTTTGGTCCTATGAATTCGCGCCAAGTCTAGTATAATTCGCTTTGCAAGAGTTAAATTAGATTGCCATCGCTCAAACCATGCTGCTGCTTTCTTAAATTCTCGTGCCTGTTCCAACATATCACAGGTACTGTAATTCTCAATAAATGAGATACAAGACTCTGGAATCTGTGGGATGTCTGCATCAGTTAATTCATTGGCGCGAGCAATGTATGCAAGATATAGTGCAGAAGATGGATTTGGATCCCAGGGAACAATAACCTGCCTACGAAAGGATAGGGGACTCCAAAAACAAGGAGTCCCATTCCATCGCTCCCAGTCCCAGCGCGATTTAGATAATTCAGAAGTAGAACAATATTGAAGCCAAAGATTTGTCAGTGGATTGTAAATCCCTTGAACTATATAGAGATCGGGAATAGAATCTGTTAGTGCATAATGAGGTCCAGCAATTAAGGGAAAGAAAGTAGTCTTATTGATCGGACGAGTAAGTGCACTAAATAAGTTATAACTGTCCTGAATGGAGTCAGTTACATTAATATTGGAATACCAAGTAACTCCATTATCAGCCAGATTCTCCCGAACTTTGACTTTAATATCTGAGATTGACTGGGGCATTTACTTCACTTTTTTAAGATTAGGATTAGCTTTCTTAGCTCCTGCACTCGCGCCACGCGTACTTGCAGCTAGCTCTGCACTTGCAGCTTGCTTACTAATACCTTGTTTAGCTGCCATTCCAGAAGCAACTTTAGCAAAACCAGGATGTGCTTTTGACATTAAATTAATCTCCAAATACTGTTTCTCTCAAAGCTTCCTCATAGGTTATCACCTTAACCTTAGTACATTTAATCACTCCATTACAATCCATGCCTATTTGACTATTATTCTCATATCCCTGCCAGAATGAGTCAAATCCAACTTGGGCCAATTTTCGCGCCATCCCATCTACTGTACATACACATACATGATAGTCAGAAGGATACAACTGACGACCATAAATTGTAGCTTCCCAGAATTCTCTGATTCCAGCTTTATTAACTAGCCAATTTGTCGCGCATTTGGCAAAGTCTGGAAATGTGAGAATGAATACTCCATCTGACTTCAAGACTCTCTTAACTTCTAAGAAGATAAGTTCGTGAAATTTCTTCTCAATGTGTTCAATCACATGAAACATTACAACTTCATCAATAGTTCCACTTGCATAGGGAAGACCTTTTCTGAAGTCACATACTAGGTCGGGGTTACACTCCTCACTAATATCAATATTTATGTAACCTTCAATCTTAGCCTTACCTGCACCTAAGTTGAGTTTCATTGGAGCGCCTCAACTTCCTTGAGGTAATTATTGGCACGATTACTTTTCTCCGCCTCAACTTCTTTGATCTTATCCTTATTCGCTCCATCAGTCTCTTCATGAATACGTTTGAGAGTGTCAACATTAAACATTGATACAGGCTGTCTGTCCAGCAAATGTCCAGTAGGAACTCGAAGATCAACTCCTATTTTAACTTCCTTACCTTCTGGGTGCCAATTTCCAGCTTCATCAACAATCATAGAACCCTGAATATCATTCTTGCATCTCAGGCAAAAATAAACATCCTCAGTTGAGTTAGGAGTAGTTACAAAATATGGAGGATCCAATTCTTTAAAGAGCCAAGTTTTGATAAGGCAGCAGCTGAATCCCACTGCTTCACATCGCGCCACGCCTTTTTCAGACTTTTCAATAACGTCATCAAAGTGCTCCAGGTCATACCTTCCAGTAGGACCTTCTTTTCGCTTAAACGACATTGGGTGATAAGGATAGCCACGAATGTATGTATGGGCCATCACAATATCAAGATCTGTTTCAATGAGACTTTCAATAGTCCCAGGTTGCACCATCACGTCATCGTCAAGAAATAGGATATGGGTGCAATCGCTTTCAAGTGCAACCTTAGCGCACATATTCCTCATTCTATCAATTGCCATTCTTCCTGGGGCGCAATGAACGAGTTTGATATCCCTATTTCGCGCCAGAAGGCAATAGAAATTAATATGGTTACAGTAGATTGCCGAGTCCACTGCAGTAAGTACATTAGTTCCAATTAAAACTTTAGAAGACATTACTTAATTACCTCATAATCAGTAGTAGAAAATAATTTAACCTTTAATAAAAGTGCTATAACAGTCCAGAAATTAGATCTATCTAATCTACCATTAAGTCTATGCCACTTAAACTGTTCATTTAAATTAGATATAACATTATCCCGACCAGATTTTTCTAATCCCTTAAATTCTATTAACCAATCTACCATTTCTTCAGCAGTTAAATCACGAATCTGTCTAAGAACTGAATCAGATTTTAATTCACAACTAAGTTTGGGACGCATCAATTCTCCTAGAATTAGGGGTTGGTTCAACTTTCCACTTACTTAATTGTCTTTAAGGTATAGTACAATGGAGTGAATAAGTTAGGACCAACCCCTTAAGTTAATTAGCCAATGTTACGAATAAACACACGAGCACTAACAGTTGCAACTGTTGAAGCAGCAGACAAAGTAACTACAGTGAAATTAGTATTCAGGGTATTAACCCAGGTAAAAGTAGTATCTGCAGTTTGAGAAGCAATAGTAGTATACGATGCCCAAGAATCCATCAAAATAAATTGCGCTAATGCTCCAGCGGGAGAAGTTGCGCTCCATGCCAAAGCATTTCTAACAGTGTCTACAGTAAGAACATCTCCAAGTCCTCCTGCAGCAAAAGAAGCCCAATTTGCACCTGTGGCACTTCTAGAGAGCATAAGAACTTTCGCATTTGGCGCGACACCACCGACAATCACATCATTGTAAGCGCCAACTGCCCAAGATTGTGGATTGCAGGCAATTCCCTGTGCGAGACTTGCTGCAATCGCGCCAGTAGCAGAAGAAGGAAGAACTACTGAGTAGCCATCCCCTACTCCACCAACTCCATTAACTTGCAAAACTACTGGACTCCCAACGGGAATTACAGCAGCATCAGCGTTTCTGAATGAAATAACTGACTGATAAGGACGATTTTTAGTTCCAACGGGTGAATTTGCCATTGTATTATCTCCTTATGCAGCAGTCAGAGTGCGGGGGATTTTCCCGTAAACACCCTGTTTACGACGATTGTTCATAGTAACTCCACCCATAAACAGGATGTGTTTGAACTTTGCATCCATATTTACTGGGCGAATGAATTCAGTCTCGACAAAATTGGACTCATTCTCATAAACGACTTTCAAGAAGTCAGGATTCAAGAACATGAGAGTCCCATAGGTAGTAGTAGAAGTAGTATTGGAGTATACGTCGGGCATATACTGATCCCAAACTACTTCAACACCGAAGAAGTTAATTACTGGAAATGGATAATCTCCAGTTTCAGGTGCTTCAGTACGATACTTGTAATAATAAGCAGCAGAGAAAAGTTCCCAGGTCTGTTGGTCACAAATTGCAATCTTCGGGGGACCACCAGGACCTTTGGAGCAATTATTGTAAAGATGCAATACTTCGTTTAAGAAATGAGTATAATCAGTAGCAGCAGCAGTAGTAGTCTGATTCTCCCACCAGGTATTACCAACAGGACTAATTCCACCAACCATAGCAGCAGCAACAGTAGGATCAAGTGCTACTAAAAGTGGCAAGGGATCAAAAGCAACAGAACCATTCTTGGGAGAAGAATAAGGAGTAATTAAACTCGCGCCACTTCCTGCTAAGGAACCTTGCAGAAGGAATTTAGGAAATGCTTCCTGCATTCCAATTTCGCACTGCTTGAGTTTCGAAGCAATTAAATCAATAATACGCTGCTTATTCATTTTCCGTTCCTTCTCAGAAATGGAAACTGGAGCAGCAATTTGGCGCCATTGATACTGAGCCTGAGTAATTCCCTCAGTAGGAGTCAGCGGCAATTCATCATAACCATCATAAGTATCGACGGGAGAAAGACCATACATCAGGTCTTCAATCATATAAAGGCCGCCGTCGCGCCCTTCCCACAATCCCATTTCTTTCATCTTATTGAAGAAGAAATTGGAAGTAGAAATGTTATCGGTTAGTGTTTTCCTATAATTTGCAAGTGATGCAGAAAATAGGGCATCAAAATTGGTTGTAGTTTGGAGGGGCTGACTTGAAGCCCCATAAGTAATTGACATTTAATTTCCCTGAAGTTGTTTTTGCGCCATCAATGCAGCTTCCTTTGCTGTCATATGACCGTGCTTATCAACCTTAGTTTGTTCCTGAACTTCAGTTACCTCAGTGCCACTCGGTAAGCGATTTTTGAGATTTTCCTTCTGCTTTTGAGCAGTTTTAATTCGTTCAGATTTTTGAGTTTGCTCCACTCGAACTATCGTTAACATTCGCGCCAAGTAAGTTTTAAGTGGAACTGTACCATAATTCGGTTGTTCTTGACAAAGAGTATTTAATGCAGCAGCTTCTGACTCATTAATCTTAAGATTAGAGATAGTTTCAGCATACTCTTTAGCAAAATTCGCTTCAAAAACTTGTACGTCGCGTTTTTGCAGTTCAGACTGGAATTCTGCGCGCTGTTGTTCGAGAATTTCTGTGAGTGCATCTCCAATTGGGCCTGATAAGAATTCGTAATTATCTCCCAATTTCTCTTTAATGACTTCAGCAGCACTTTTTACTGCTTTCTTAACCTCACTAGGGGTTGAAGTTGCATCTAATTTATAACCAGCCTTAGTAGCAAGTTGGCGAATAAATTCAGAAGCTGTCTCAGGATTTTCAAGAAGATCAAGAATTCCTAGTGCATCAGTAGTTCGTTTATCAAGTTTAAGTTCCTCTTCCTTTTCTTCAGGAACTTCTTCAGTAACTGGTTCAGTGGTAGTTTCAGAAGTTGTCGCGACAACTTGAGTTGCTTTACCTTCTTCCTCAACTATAGTATTATTAGCTTTAGTAACAGCTTCAAGAATTGAATCACTCATAATTAATCCAACGCCTTTCCAGCAGATTTTGCGTACTTACCTTTCTTAGGAGCCATTTGCATAGAAAGAGTATGACGGAGAGCTGCTTTCGCGCTTCCCTTAGTCTTGAATTCTTTCTTTTCCTTCGATTCTTCTCCAACAGACTCTTCAATTTCCTTAGGATCTTTCACACCATCATTTGAAGTTGGCTTAGAAGTAGATCCCTCGGTAGTAACCTTATTCTTATTATTCAATTTACCTTCCTTATTTTCCTTAGCATAGTAAACCGAAGTCCCTTTCTTCGCGCCATACTCTCGTCTCATGTTACCCATCATTTTCTTATTAATAGGCATTTAATTCTCCTTGAGTAAAGTGTGAAGAAGGGGACCGAAGTCCCCAACTTATGTTAACTAACAACAGTCTGAACGGGTGAAACTGGCGGAGTGACAGAAATCGCGCCACTTTTAGTAACCAAAGCAGCAGAAGCTGCCTGAATACCATCAAGTGCAGCCTGATCTGCAGTAGACAAAGTTCCAGGAGAATTCTGGAAATTCGTAATTAGCACATCAAGAGCAGCAATTCCTACTACAACAGCATCAAGAGTAGTACTAATTGCAGTCAACTGAACTTGTTCAGCAGCTGCCCAATCGGTAATCTGAGACATAAATTGATCTTCCTTTAATTTAATTTCTTGTAATGTGGTTAATATTTGATCGAGCTGGGAATCTTCCGACTCGACCACATGCAAATATACGTGAATGTTCACACTTTATCTCCCTCATGATAGTAAGATTGCTTTTTAATTACTTTAATCAATGGTTTTCTATTGGGATCATCCCCTTGGGAGAGTGCATAAACTAAATTTCCTAAGGCCATTTCAAGTGAGTTTCCACTAGCCTCATAAGTCTTAGTACCCTGGTATTCAATCCATACAGTGTATGTAGAATCTCTAACTGAGTAGTAAAAAGTCATTCAAATCTCTCCATTGCTTTCTCGATGGCGCGATAAATGGGATCATTAGGACTTACATAAGGAATACAATCATTCCCTTGAAAATGAAATCCCTCTTTAGTTAATTGATCTGACAGTTTATCTCGCTCCAGTCTGACTCGCGCCTTACGTTCTTCCACTTCTAGGTCGAACTTTAGGACTTGTGGGAATGAGAAAATTGTACCATGAAATTGTTGACTCACGCTATTTTATCCTCAATAGTAGTTTATTACCCACATAATAATGACCAAGTTGGGGATTATTAACAAATACTGCCCCACATTTTATACATATTATATTTGTGTAGGGTCCTTCTTCTAAAGCATCCAATTTATTACAAACTGGACACTCTCCTTTTTCATTAGCGAGTTTTACTTGTTTATCAGTTAAATGTTGATTGGGACTCATGCTTTTCCACCTGTCAGAATATGTACAGCCTTTGCGTGCTTAGTCATTTCATTCAAATGATGAGCAAGTAAGGTCTGATGAAGTTTCTGCATAGCAGCATGAGCTTCTGGAGGAAATTGAGGTTGACTTGTTTTCGCGCTCATATTAAGAGGTTGATTCCCACTTGGTTGTTGTCCACCACTGGGAGTATTACTCATTCCTTGCTGAGGATTCGCGCCAAGATTTACATTTTGGGGAGATCCGCCATTCAATGCATGAGCGAATGCAATTCCATTTAGGAGATGTGCTGGATTAAACATTACTGTGGTACTCCTTGTGAGGCCATTTGATTTTCAATCTGCCCTTGTGCTGGAGGCATCATTTGTTCTGCAGTTCTTTGCGCCATCGGAGTATTTGGTGCTTGTTGTGGTGGAACTCCACCAGGAGGAACACTTTGTCCACCTTGCGCTGCCGCTTGTCCCATCATTTGTAACATTGCAGCCTGTTGGAATGCTTTAATCACTTTCTCATTCCGGTAATCAAGTCTGAAGGCTGCTTCCCTGATTAGGACTGGATTGAGTGAAAGTTGGGGAAATTGATTCATTACTGCCATGAAATTGAGAAACTTATTCTTCTCAATGTCATTAGCAACTGGAGACATAGTATCTACTTCAATAGATACTTTGAAGTCAATTCCAGCAAGTTCATCAGTCTTAATCTGCTTCCATTCTTGCTGAATGTCTCCGTACTCCTGCCCCCAACTATCCTTAGAGTCAGAGTTAATCATAACCCAAGTAGGAAGTGTAAAATTATCAATTGCAGTTAGAAGAACCTCTCGTGCAATATCACAAAGCCACTGAGCTACAATTTCCCGATCTTTATTCTCACGAATTCCTGCTCTTGTATTAGTAATATTCGCTTCAGTTGCAGTAGTTCTATCCCCAAGTCCCTGATCTTGTGTTGTCGCGCCACTTACTAAGCGGAAGTTGTTCATTGAAAGTTGGAGTGCTTGACCAATTACAGGATCAAGTCTACCAAATTCCAGAGGTTGAAGTGCATTCTGTTGAGAAGTTTTAACTACAACTCCATCAGGACCAGAAAGTAATTTCTGTTGTTCTTCTTCTTCTACAGATTCTCCAACTTGAGTAAAAACTCGCTTAGTACGTCGTCGCGCCGCCCGAATTTGCTCCAATCCTTCATTCTGTTCATCCTGGCAGGACATCCAGTTGTAAGTATAAGGAATTGGAAGCCATCCCTTTGTTCTCAGTGAGAATCTAAGATCCTTGAGTTGCAAACGCTGCTTGCCAGTAGGACCAGGATAAGGAACTTCTTTACAAATTAATTCAGTCCCCTCATGAAGTAAGTAACGTTTCTTGGCACGATTATCAAAGATGTGCCAATATTTCGCCAGATCACCTTTCTGAGAGTTATCATTGATCTTACCAGTTCCAAGATCCAGATCCTCATCTTCATCAAGAACATAGTCTTGAGACTTTGCAGCATTTATACTCATCTCCTCAATATGGCGCAAACCAAGGGACTTATCTAGAATATCCTTCATAGGAATATACTCATAATAAGCCACCCAATTGGTCTTATCTAATGTCTTTGCTGCCCAACCTCCCAATAAAATTCGATGAGCCTGAATAGATTTGAGATAGATATGTTCTTCTTCCGGAATTTTATCTGGTTCAGTTGTGGTATCATCTTTGTTCTTCAGTTCAGGCTCATATTGGTCTTCATGAACTGGTTTGTTCGCATTAGGATTATCAATCCAAGTCGCACCATACCCCACTTCAATCATACCAAAACGAAACATTGATTCTAGAAGAGAATGCTGAATCTCCATTCCAGGATCAGTGTTTGGATTACTAATGAGAGTATTTACTGTATCTGTGGCTAAAGTTGCCTTATGGAATGCAGTCTCAGGATCAAAATCATATCCACCAGGAGTAGGAGCGCAGTAAAAAGTAGGATTACGAAAGAGTAAAGCTGGATTCTTAATCTCGATGGTACTATAAAACAGATTGAGAACATATGGAGTATAGTTGTCCATATCCTTCCACTGTTTACCCTCATAATACTCTTCCAACTTAGCACATTTGAATTTGTCTTCCCACTTTTCTTTAGTTTTCTGCGCCTGACGAATTCGCGCCATAAACATCTTACCAGTATGTAAGTCAGAGTCATACATTTCTGACTTCTGATTACTTCTGGGTGAAGAAACCACTGGGCGCGACTGCTTTTTGGCCCTGTACTTTTTGATCATCTAGTTATAATTTCCAAGCAAGATCAAAACAATTCTCTGAAAAATTCTTCAGAGTAACTAGGTTATCTTCAGTAAACTCATTGTATAAGGCATTACTCATAATAGAATAATAAGTTATTATATTATATTCATGCCACTCGCCTTGTCTGACAAGTTTCTTAACAATAAGTTTAAGTATCCACTCTTGTAAATTAGTAATCATCTCAGTTATTAAAACTCATTCCATACATATCTCTAGCAATTTTGACAGCTTTAATTCTATCTCTTGCAGCAAAGAAACTACCCGGTTTGGGTTTTGGTCTTCCCTCAGACTTACTTGCAAGGTGACTTGCACAATAGTATCTAAATGTGTCATAGGAATGATCTGAAACACTTGCTTCACGTTCGTCACTGTAGATCTTCTTTCCATTCACTTCATCCAGGAGTTTCTTACGCTGACTTGCTGTTTCGCGAAGGATATGATCGCATCCAAATGCATAATCCTTAGTCTTCTTAATGAAGTAAACTCTTGGCGCGCCCTTCATTGGTTCTTGATTGAGATCCAGTAAATTAGGATGAGTAATAGAACCAGAAATACGCAAAAGTTCATTAATTCTATTCCTAGTCGCAAATTCATTGTTATCAGCAGGACTCCAACCAATTGGAGGAGAATCAAGAGTAGGATCTAAGTATTCATCTGCAACAGACCAGAATCCGCCATACTTTTCATTACTTTTTCTAAAAATGCTCGGATCAGCCAGATTCACGCTATAAGTCTCACCCCTACTTAGATCAGTAATGTTGCGACGATGCTCTGATATAACCTTATCAGGTTGATAGTATTCACGATAACAGAAATAGATCCCATTAAGAGCAGCCCACCAAGTACAAGCTGTAGGACTACTAGCGCCATGATCCAAGACTCGCGCCAATGATCCTTTCTTAAGTATGTTATTCCTAACCCAATCCTCATCAACTTCCAGAATTGAAAGTGGAGAAATCTCATGAATTGCTCCCTCACCCTTACTAAACTTACCATAAACGTATCGTCGGACCCATTCAGGATCACGACTTAACATTACTTTTAAGTTCTCAGGAGGTAGTGCTTTATTCTCAAATGATGCACTCTCGAAATACTTATGGGTAGTCGAGTATTGTTCTTGCCAAATTTGAGATTCAGGATGAAATCTTTGCCATAAGTATGAATACTCTCCCTCATCTGGGGGATTTGCTAAAAGAATCATGTAGGAAGGCGCCATTGGAGCACCAGTGAATGCATTAATGGGTGGATTGGGAATATCTCCAGGAACTGTAACCTTATCCCACCTTCCTACACGGCTATCCAAGGTTAAGTAGACACTTTCTGAGATTTCCTCAGCTTGATCTACGATAGCCATATTAACTTCTAGGGATTTTAAATCCCCCTCACTCATGTCATCAAAGTGCATCCAAACTGCTTCAGATTTATTAAATAATGTACAAGATTCCTGTACATTTCTTCCTCCATTTGCGTCTGCATACAATTCGGGAGGACACACTTTGAAGAAAGTTTTCTTAGTAGTCTGTTGTAGTGCCTTATTGGTAAACCGTCCAATTGCAACACGATATCCTGGAAATTTACACATAAGAGCAATTGCTTTTTGCATTGCGGCATATGTTTTTCCTGCACCGTATCCGGACATCCACTCAATGTTTCGCGCCCCACAATTAAAAAACTCCTCTGCTGTTGAAGAGGAGAATTGAAATTGAAGTTCCACAGCTGAGTCTTTAGATAACCTAGTAGGCTAACGGTAATGCATACTAACCATGTTAGTTGCATGTGTGTTGAGAATTACTGTATGTTTTTGAATATTATTCAAGTCCTTGGCGCGAAATTTCGTCGCGCCCATTCTTGAATTAGCAGTTGCTGCCAATGGGACTGTATAAGAATTCAAAAAAGTCTGCCAATCTCTAACTGTTGCCCCCACAATCGACTTAGCAGTAGGAGACAAATTAGAGAGACGAGCAAGAACGGGGGATAACCACTGATTAATTTGCTGTGCTCGCGCCGCATCTGTCTCACTCAATGACAATTCTGTAACTATCATTAATGAAATTCCAGGCAATGGCGCGACCACAGAGGTTATCTCAGATTTAATCGCGCCATCCATGGGTGAAGTTGCAGATAATGAGACTAAAAGTGCATCAGTGGTTGCAATTGCATTATCCAAGGAAGTCAGGACTGGATTTGAGGCATATCCATAAGTTCCAATACATGAGATAATGAATAAAATTCGCGCCAACTTCATATAGTTACTTCTGTGTATTAGCTAGGATCTGGAAAATTGCATCCTTTATCGCCTGAGTAAAGGGAATAGTTGGGCTGACAAGAGGCATTAACTCAACTTGTTGCATTATATTTAACCCAATTACATATCCAGCAGGGATCTTTGTAAGATCTAGCGGAGTAATAACTGGGAGTGGAGTAACAGAACCAGGAGGCCAAGGATAAGTTCCTACTGGAACATTACTTGCTACTGCATCAGCTCTAGAAAACATTTTCTTTGCTACAACCAAGTTACCTGCAACAACATTTGCATAGTCAAAGATTACAAAGTCTGGATCCTCAGCAGAATCATGACTATGATCACTTAGATCCATTGACCAGAACTTAGCAGGCAATGCTGGATTCCAGGAATAACTAGATGCTAATACTGGAAATAGAAATATTGAAGAAATAGGAATAGGAGAGAGACTCATATTAAGCTTTCTTGAAAACGCCAACAGCATTCAGAGTTGCTACAATGTTCCCAATGATCTTAGTGATAATTGGAATCAACTTACTTGCATCAGCATCAGCCGCAAGAATAGCATTTAGTACAAGATCCAACTTCTGTTGGCCTGCACCAGCAATTGGAATTGCCTGCTCAACAGTCTGAACAGTTTGAATAATAAAAGGAAGTAACTGCAAAATCTGCAATAGAACACCCATTACAAACCTCGTCTTTCATCTAACTTTTTACCAAATTCATCTAAGTCAACTAGAAAATCATCTACTCCGCAAAAAGTAGCATGATATTTCTCACAGAATGCCTTACCCTTTTCAATGGCACTTTGCTTATCAGCAGCCTGAAAATGAGTACGAGTCATGAGTCCCTTCTTAAAGGAAAGTTCATAAAGTCTAAGTCCAGCTACAATTTCCCGTTCATCACTTTTAACTTGAACTGAAGGAAGTTTAATAGTAGTTTCAGTGGGCATTATTTAATCTCCGGGGAGCATTGAGCAATAGTTCTTCCATACCAATTTTCTCTCTGTTGAACTGTAATATTAAAACTTCTTAGACAGTCCTGTAAAAAACCAGCAAGTATAAAGTCTGGGGTATTACAACCATTCTCCATACTATATTTATTAATAAGAGAAGTAAGTTCAGTTTCAAAAGTAACTTCAGTAGACATTAATCAAGATTCCTTTCCGGAGCAAACAAATTATTAAGTTGCGTTTTCTCTCCAATCACATTAAAAGTAATTGAGGGAATCATTGGCGCGACTGATTCTGATAGGATATTTATTCCATACAGTCCAAATGCTGCCTTAATTGCATTTAAACGAGTAGAATCCTTCGCGCTCATAATCAGATTAGCTAAGTAAACTGAGAGTTGATAAGGAGTCATTTCAGCGTCGCGCAGACCCTGAACTGCTTCTTGACGCTCCGGAATTACTTTCTCTTTAACTAGAGCAGTTTCAACGGCGCGACTGATTTCGGCGCAATCAATTGTCAGTGGGAGGGGCATCTTTGTCCTCCTTTACTTGCATCAATATTGTATAGAAACCCCCAGAAGGGGGTCTGGGAATCGAGTCATAGTCTTCTTTAGTGATTTCTCTACACTCTTCAATACTCATCAAAGGAGTTCTGGGAATAGAATCACTCTTAGTTTTTTCTAAAAGGATAGAATAAGTAGTTGGAAACATTGAACTAAAAAATCTTTTATACTCAGGAGTCCAAGTTGTTGGATCATCACTAATAGGAGTATCCATACTATGATCCTGTTTATAATAATTCTCAGTTGCAGTTTCTTGCCCGTTTCCTTTTTGTTCCCACTTACTTAAACTCTCTTCAACCAATTCTTTTGTTTCACGGTTCAGTCGCGCCAACGGAGATTCCTCAGTGCGTAGTCGCGCCTCAGACTCAGTAGTGGTAGTTTGAATTAGTTCTGTTAAATTAGTCATTTTGATTCCTTGTTTACAGTAGTAGCATTAGTTTCAGCAGTGAGTTCCGCTCTACCTTCTAAATTTCCTATAGCTTTCTGACTCTCTCCAGTAACCTTAACCAACGCATCCTTCATACTATTAGTATTCTTTTCCAATTGTGCAATGGTTTCTTTCTGACCATGAAGGACTATAGTATTCTGTGCAATTCGTTGGGAGTTCTTACCTCCAATGTATGCTGTAATAGCACTCATTGTTGCACTAATTACCACTCCAATCATAGTAATAAGTGCAATAAGAACATTATCAGATGCTGTTGTTAGGATCATCGCACTCGGTAAATCGGCATTGTTCCGCCGAGGAATCCTATCATGTTTAGGAGCCACAGAATTACGATGATAACAATGACAACATTGAGAATAGTTTTAATTTTAGGGTCCATTGGAATGTAGGTGTTAACTAACCATAGTATAACACCCAGGACGATTAAGGTAATTACCACAGATATAACAGGCATTATCTTTCTTCCCTTCTTATAAAATGCTTCTTGAGTGAGTCAGTCTACAAATAGTTTTTATCTCAGTCATTTGAATCTTTATTTCTTGTACTTCTATGCTAAGGTCTCTAATAGTTAATTTAAGATCTTCTGTAATAGACTTACAAAGAAGTGCCGCTATGATTGCTGAACAGATTGTACCAAGAAACCCAAATAACGGCAAGAGTTTTTGTATTTCTTCCATTTATTTAGGTAAACCTCTGACTCACGAAGGGACAGTCTAACACACTTCGCGATGGAATGCAAGAACTAGTCGCGCCATCGAATCAACAGGATAGGTGGCGCGAATGGAATAGTAGAACCTAACACTACTTAGTTTTAATTAGTAGGATAATAAATATTAAAAAGAAGAAAAGGTGAAGATGCATTCTGGGCGGGATGGGATATTTTAGGGCACCTTTCTTCACTTAGAATAAGTTAAGTGGGAATAAAAGTACATTTATGTGAATGAGGTAAGGGCCCATAATATAAAGGTACTAATCTGATTTGGGGAGTACGGGTCCGGGTCGAGTACTATGAGTGAGATACACTCACATTTCTTTGAGTCACGCGCACTCATATCTGTTGAGTGATACAATGTATACTCATGTTATGTGACTTCGCTACGCTCAGTATAGTTGAGTGTCAGACACTCACATCTGTTAATAGTCTATTACTCAACACACTTATGTGAGTACGTTACACTCATATCCCCTGCACTGAATGTGAGTGCGCACTTATAAGGTTATGTGGACTATGATACTAAGACATGACTATCTAAAGATAGTATTGTACTCGCTTGCACGCGTGCTATACTGATGATGGAGCTAGTTTACTCCACAAGATCTTTGACAACTGAATGCTGGCCAGTAATTAACAGGGACAAACAAGTGCTATTCTCCAATGCACTAGATCCACTCATGCTCTTACATACTGTAAGACAAATGACTAATGGGCGCGTGCATTGGGATGATTGCATTTGATTGAAAGGACAAGACAATGAACTATCACACTGATAGGGAAGCATTACTCCTAATCGAGTCATTACAGGATGCTCCTGATACCACTGACGCATCATTTAATATGCTGCTAAGGGTATGGCTGCATATCTATGACAGATGTGTGGAAGACTTGAATCAGGAGCGTTAGGCTCTACTCTCCCTTTGTTTTCAGTCACTTACTCATACTAGTACCTTTTAGTACTTCAGTACTAGACTAGGTACTAAAAAAGTAAAACTGAAAAGCTCAAAAAAGCTCTAAAGCACCTACCTAACACTAGTACTAGGTTAGAGTGGGTACTAGTTTGCTAAGCCCTTTATATTCATATATATACATAATATATATAGTATATAAGGACACACCCCTAAAAGTGACGTTTCACCCCAATAGTACTAGTACCCTTGAAATGTGAGTCACTTACACTCAAGGTGAGTCTAGGACACTCATATTCGCTAACTCGCTCATTCCATTGGCGCGACAGCGCCTAACTGTACACTTAGTTTACACTTTAGTGTCTTGAAAGGACAAACAAATGAAAACAATTGAGTCAATCACCACAGACTTCTTACAAGGGAATTGTGAGCCAATGGAGTATCGTAATGCACTCATTGGCGCGATTGAACGGCTTGGGGCGACTGAATTAGAAGTACTTGCAAGACTTCTAAAGGATGGTATGGAGCACATGAAATGACCGATGAACAATTGGAGCGACTAGAACAATTGATTGAACGTATGCTCAATCATATACCTGATAACTTCCCAACATTTCCGGATATGGCATGGGCGGAATGATTGGTATTCCACAGTTACATCTTACATTGTAGGGTGTAACAGTGGCGCGACACTTAATCCATGATCTAATTATGGGTGCATTAGTGTCGTGACCAGCACGTCTATAACACGACGATAAACTGTAGAAAGATGGTAAGATTATGGCAAGAACTAAGACGAACTCGATTAATGTTAAGGTAGACGACAAGGGGACAATCGTAAAGGTGACGGTTGACCATGCCCCTGTGGAATCAGTGAACGTTGAATCACTCCGTAAGCTCTATGAGAGTCAATGGAAACAATATATGTACCAGACGGTACAACAGACAATCAAAGAAATGTTTGCTTCCGTGGCTGCTAACTGTCAGGTTGTGGAGAGCATGAAGACAATCTTTCATGCTACTCCCGAGCAAATCAGTGCGTTTATGACGTTTCAAGAACAGTCAAACGATGGTAAGCCGTTTGTGACTGAACTGCCCAATTTGTTCACACTTCGTTCTGACTTGACAGTGGAGTACTCTACGGTCGCGCCCACCGATGAAATTGACGATAGTGAGATTCCAGATGTTGAGGAAAGCGAGTCGGGAGAGACTGAGAACTAGTTCCTAGAACTCTGTAGCCTACTAGCCATACATATTATCGCCCCCAGGATTAAATGGGAGTTAGTATGTTAACCTAGTAGGCTACCTTATTGTGGGAATTTGTTCAAATGGAGCGACAACTAATGAATGCAATCGCAGATTCATGTGAGTTTATAAGGGAGAAGGAATGAGGTCTCGTAAGATCTTCCATCCAGATGAATCTCCATCTTTAATAGATGCGAGTAAAACACAGATAACTGAATCCAAGTGTAAATTGGATTCCCAGTTAGTCGAGTCATTGGGATTCACTTCTTACTTCCTGAGTGAAGTAAGTAGCGAATTTGCATCCTTCGATGAATTGCAACGAATGGATCTAGCGCAAATGGCGCGTGACATTGGGATGCTGTCAGCTAAACTCAACATACTTTGTTCAGTTTATGACAAGAGAATCTCAGTGGAGCGAATTAAAGCGGCGCGTCGCCGTGAACAGCAATGGGCAGAAGTCATCGCGCATGAGCGTTCTGAGAGACTGAACAAAGAAATTGAGAAAGCGCGAACAAAACAAGCAAAGTCTCTAAAAGGACTAGACCGTAGGCTATACAAAGAGACTGGCAAACTCCCGCAGGAATACAAAAAGAGTATTATGGATGAGTTTGCCCGCTTCTTAGAATCACACAAGTGATATATTTGTAACACAACTAACCATCGCCACACTTTAGTACTGATTCTCTAACTGGGAGTCAATACTAGGGTGTGGCATTTTTGTGCTCATTTTTAATCATATTCGTAATAGTATGATTAAGAATGAATACATTAACAAGCCTTCACATAAGTGTACACTAAGTGTACAGTTGGTAAAAACCTGTAACCCCTTGAAAACAAAGGACATAACGCTAAAGTACAGCTTGACTTTTGCCTCAGAAGGGCGTAGGGTCAATCATATGGCGCGAAACTTATCCCTAGAAAGAAGTGGGACAATTTTAATGAAAGACTATGAATTGACAGTTAATGGTACACAAGTAATTTTAACTGCCACACGCTGCATCACATTTAGTGACACACCAGCACGATTGAGATTTGAAATTGAACAGAGTGGATTCTTTGTGTGCTCTATAGAATTATGGGGCAAATGGGAATTCACTTTAGGATCTCCGGATATTGTGGAGTAATTTAATATGGGATATGAATTTGAGAATTCAGTTGAGAAAGAATTACTCAGAAAGTTAAAAGAAGCAATTGACAATCTTGAAAATCACTTGAATGCAAATGGTTTTCCTGAGTATTATTTCCGTGGGATTCCAGAATTGCATATTTGGCATCTGAACATTGAACAACGAATTAAATGGTATTACAGGAAAGACCAGAATGCGTCAATTCGATCTTCAAACTCTAAAACATCAGTTGATAAGTAAAATAGAGACTGAAGTATGGCGCGCCACAAGTTTGAAATTTACAGATTCTCAGACTGAAGAATTATCACACCAGTCTTTACATCAACTAAATGAATTGCTTAAGGCAATGAAGGAGAAGTATGCCCAAAGAGCTTAATTTAAATAATCAAATTCAAAGATATAGAGTAACAGAATTCTACGTTGCAGGATTTGTTACTCTATCTACTTTGCTAGACTTAATGTTTAAAGTAGATAAAATGAATACAAGTCTCATTCAAAGTTATCTTATTTGTATTGAGCAATTGAATACTGAATTAAGATCAGTAAGAGAATCCTTGGAGAAACCAGTAGATGCCCTTGGTCAATGAATTGAATGGAGAGTCATTGACGAGACCCAATGAATTGCTAAAAGCAATAAAGGAGAAGTATGCTGAAAAATCACTTCATACCAATGAAGTATAAAATTCAAAAGTATAGATATTGTGGAGAATGGGTAGTAAGTTTACTACTTAAGCAAGGTAATTATTGGATTGAACCAGAAAGTTCTGCTAGAAAAGCTTTCAACTCTTGGAGAGAGGCAATTAATTACTGCACTGGAACTTCAAACTATGCCCCTAATCAACAATAGTGGATTGCAATTGAGTCCTGATATTAGGATTCTTACATTCACCTTAGCATCAAGCGCCATTGATTACATCGAGTATAATCTTCTGACCAAAGATGCAACTGTGCATTTCACAGATGGAACTGTGTATAATTATAGTGAAGTGCCTGACTTTAAGATACTAGATCTCATTACTTCTGCAAGTAGTGGCCAGTATTTCAACTATGGATTCCGAAATTTGTTTTCATTTGAGAGGTTATGAATGTTACCAATGGGATTAGGAAAATCACCAGATTACTTCCAAATGGCGCGAGAACTTCTTGTCGCGCCAACTCCAACAGACATTGAGTATGCAGAAATACTTGCACTTGAAGTTAATGGTGAATTAGGAAATGAATGTGAGCTATGCGGATCTCACACACATTCCCTAAATTACCATCATCAGGAATTATTTGAGGAATGTTGATTAATTGTGCGGATAGGGCAAATCTATATCAATAGATATAGAGCCTAAGTGAGAGGGCAAATACCCGAGCCACAACTATAGTGGTAATATTCTCACCCGCACAACTTCTTTAAATGCATCTGAATATCAATAGCGTAGCACATTTGGAGTATAGAAAGGGAAACTATGGCGTGCCTACTTTAATAAGTAGCTAGTGGTTAGTCCCACGACGAACGCATTAACTATTAGTATTGTAATCACATACAGAACAGAGCAAATCAAAGCTCCCTTAGTTAAGTTCTCGAAAGAGGATTTAGCTTTGGGAGCTATTGTTGGTTATGGACCCACTAGATAAGTTAACAAAAATAACGACAGAGTATTTTAGGAAACGATTTATAGAAAATACTTTAGAAATTCTAGATCCTCCTAATTGTCCCAAATGTGGAACTAAACAGAAATCTATGTGGATGTTGCTTAATGATTGGATAATTTACTGTCCTAAATGTTTGTATGGTGACAAAGATGAATCGTAGAATCCAAGAAATCTGTGGCTATCATGAAATACCAAATCTTAAAATCAAACCTAAAGATAATGATTGGCAACATTTATCATCACCTTTGCGAGAGGATTATGGGGACAGCTTATTTCCCCACAATTTCGAAATCTGCGGTAAAGTTGTTGAAGTAACTCACACAACTGAGTTTGGGGAGAATGGCACAACATACATTTTGCGCCATTTTGCCTGTGGGCATTTTGATACCATTCTCAAGAAAGAATACCAGAAACAACAGGAACTGAATTTACTTTATGATAATTTGTTGCCTTTCCAACGAGAGTTTGTTGAATTTGCAGAAAATGCAGGATGTCGAGTTCTGTGTAGCGATGAAATGGGACTCGGAAAAACTGTTGAAGCCCTTACCGTTCTACGTGAAAACGCCAGAAAGTTTACCGACAATTTTACTAAATTTTGCATCATTGTCACTCCAACTGGAGGAATTTATCAGTGGGAAGAAGAATGTAGATTCTGGCTCGATTTAGAACATCCAAGTTCTTTTGAGCATTTGCAAATGGCGCCCCAAGTGGTTTGTGTGGCGCGACAGAATATCTCCCCACTCAGTAAAGTAATTATTATTCCCTGGAGTCGTATATCTGATCCACATTTTGTAAAGCAAGTTAAGGGTAAAGTAGGATCATTAATTGTAGATGAGGCACATTTCTTTAAAGATGTGAAAGCGGCACGAACTAAAGCGCTCATTGAATTGATTCAAGAATCTGGAACTCAAGCGCCACTTTTATTCCTGACTGGAACTCCAGTTGAGAATAGAATCATGGAATTGAAAGTAGCCTTGAATGCACTAGATCCTAATTACTTCTATTCTTGGGAAGTGCTTGAGAGATTTTGTACTCATTCACGAGAAGGTAAGGCTCTTGGGATAGCTCCATATCTCAGAGATAGATTCTTCCAAAAGACTTCTAAGTATATGATTGGTAGAAAGAAGTCTGAAGTAAACATACCATTACCCAAGATTGAGTATCATAAATTGGAATTTGAAGTCAGTGAATTTGAAGCTAATAAGCAATTTGTAGGGGATTATAATCAAGTCTTGAAAGATTTGAGGGATAAGCTAGAACATCCCAATTTAGATGCTGGTACAATTATTGGCTACATGCAACAATTGCGCCATCATACTGGTAAGATGAAAATTCTTGGCGCGGCAGCATGGATTGAATGCTTTTTAATGGACCATCCAAATGAGCAACTTGCAGTTGGAATCCACCACAAGGCTGTCCGTGAAACATTAGCTGCATTACTAAGTCATCACAAACCATTACAAATGTCAGATGAGAATGCAAAGGTAAAAGATGAAATTGAACAACAATTCAGAAGTAGTAAATCACGTTTACTTATCTGCTCAATCTTGTCAGCAGGTGTGGGACGCAATCTTCAATTCTGTAGAAATGCAATTATACTTGAACGCCAATGGAATAAATCTAAAGAATCGCAGTATGCCCAACGATTTTGGCGCATCATGCGAGATTCGGATGGAAGAGTCAGGACATTTTTTGACTCAAACGATACTGTACACATATATACCGCAAATCTCAAAGACTCCTTCGACGAATTCTTCGACTCTATGATTCATCTCAAGGGATTGATTGTGGATTCAATTGATGATAGTCTGGATGAGGAACAAGTTCCAGATGATAACTTTATGTTAGAACTCGCGACACAAGTAGTGGCGCGACGGATGAAGTGGGTAAATAGATGAGAGAAACAATCCTTGATATTCTCACAATTGCAGCAATAATTGCATTTGCTTACTTGGTTTTGAGAGTGCTATGAAACAAACAATAATCCTCAACTCACACTCTCTTGGAAATTTCCAACAGTGTGAGCAGCGTCATTTACTTGCTAATTTAGTTAGTTTGGAACCTTTAGTAAGTAAGAAGTCCTTCGACGAGGGTTCTTTCATTCATGCTTGGTTACGTCTATTCTACTACAATAGAAAGAAGCCATCGGTGGCGCGACGCAAGGTGCTAGTAAATGCTATGCTCTGGCAAAGTGTAGCAATGAAACGTTGGAAAATTCCAGCTAATCGCGCCTTTGAGTTATATCGAGTTCTTGTATCTTACTCACATGAGTACAAGAATGAGAACTGGAAAACCATTGGAGTTGAAGTTGGTTTCTCCAAAATTCTATATGAGGATGAAAATTATCTCTTCATATATGAAGGGCGCTTAGATTGGATGGGATGGGCTGGCACTGACAAGTTAGTTGTAGACCACAAGAGTAGAAATGGAAAATATACAATCTATGAATTCAATAACCAAACTCGTGGCTACTTGTGGGCTACTGGCGCGACAAAATTTGTCTACAATTTTCTAACCTTGACTAATGTTCCAAGTTTCTCCAGAGAAACATTCTCATTCACTGAGGATCAAATTGAAGCTTGGAAGCAAGACACAATCGAATGGTATTTTCGAGTGGCTCGCGCCATCGAATCACAAAAGTATTTGAAAAGTTGGAATTGCTCAGGAAAGTATGGAGTTTGTGAGTTTCACAATATATGTGAATGCACTAAAATTGAGCAACAGCTTTTCATAATTAAGAGTCAATTTCAACAGAAGCCAATTAGGAGATCCTGGTAATGGAAATCTATTTAATTATACCAAATAAGCACGTAGATATTGCTGAGCAAATTAATAACTTACTTCTCCCAGACACTGTTAAATATGCTTCTAAGTATACAGATCAAACATTAGCTCCAACTCCCTTATATTGTAATAATTTAACTTTGCTTAGTATGGCCGAGTTAATTATTCCTATTTTTATTGATGCAGGGAAAGATTTTATGTGGGAACTTGGGTACTGTATTGGAAAATTTCCTCATAAAATCAGATTTGGAATAAATTTGAATGCAAACACTCAAGATTTAATGTCATACAGAAGTATTCCAAGGTGGATTACTTTTACTCAAATAAGTGAAGCAGTAAAGGAGGGTTGGTAATGTGGGAATCCTAGCATCAATTCTAATAATTCTATGTCTAATTAAGTATTTGTGCTCAGATTGAGGTTAATATGATTAAAAATTTCAATACTTTAGATGTCCTTAGTGTATATACTGGAAGACTAATGAACACTATGGATGGAGTTTATGAAGTAATGGATCATTTCTATCCAGGAATTATGACGCTGGGAATAGCAGCAATGCAGAAAACTGCTTCGAAAGAAATCTTACGACAACTTCCTCAATTAGGATCATTACCCACTATTGATGGTCTTAATTTTATAGAAGAAGGTAGGAAGGCTATTGAGAAGTTTGGAAACGAATTAGCCTTAAGTGGCCCGCATGGGACAGGTAATCCTGATATGATGGAGAACTAAATGGATAGTTACTTCCTAACATTCAAGGATAACTCACCGTTGGCGCGATACTTTCTGGAGATGGTAGGATTTGAGAAACGGGAAACTGCCAAGCAATATGCAAAGGCACACTTTCCTCTGGACTATGAATTAGTATTAACTCCAGAAGAATTCGCGCCATTGATCAAGGACCACCCAACTCCACTTGGAATTGCGGAATACTCGATAGGAGTAATGATAGGATGCCTCTAGAAAAGCTAAAAGCTGAACACCTAATAGATTTAATGCGCTCGCAAGATGTCCAGCAGAGATTAGATGCAATCAATAAAGCTCGCGCCATGTTTACAGACACTTTCAAGGGCGCGATGACAGATGCTGACTGGGCATTCAGTGCTTATATAATCGAAACTTTTTACAATTTGATAAAGGATGAACTCAAGTTAGGAATCCAGGAAAGAATTGGAAAAGCGCATACTGAGAATGGCATACCTACAGTAAAAGCTCCTCCGAGGGAAAAGAAAGTTAAGCCAACTGTTAAGACAATGGATATGGCTTCAATGTTGAGTTCATTCGCTGCATTTCAGAAATTGCAGCAAGGGAAGTGATTTTATGGAAGCTATTGATATTATTAATAAATTGAGAATAAATTCTTATGGAGATAAGAGGCATCCTAAAAGTCCTGGAGGGAAGGCTTTAAGTTGGCAGATCCTCTATCACGTTACTAGATATTTGGAAGATCCCTCGGCACTGGAGGGTACAAGAAGAGGTTGTACAGAAGGAAAATCATTGGCAATGAATTATAAGAGAATTGCGAGGTATTTAAAACATTATGGTAACAATAACAATCAAACAAATTGCGCTAGTGATTAAACGTGAGATGAACGTGTGGCGCGACCAAATGTCGTACATTGAAATTGAAACGTTTGTCGGATGTGTGCTTGCACAGATGAAAGTGGCGAGACTCATTACGGACGAGGAAGAACTTTGGCTTAGGAATTACTTGGTGGGATGATAGTAAATGAAAAAAGAAGAAGATCACTTTCACAGCATTCGAGTAATTAGTACCCTCAGGGGTAAAAAGGCATACTGCATTCAACCTCGATGCGCATTTTCTTGTCCAGTTGAACAACTTCACCGCAAATTACTTGAGTGTGAGAAATGCTTCGATCATTTTCTTTTTGATGCTGACAACTATAACTACAATACTAAAGAGACTAAAATCCTTTGCTGGAAATGTCAGAAGTCTGGCGCGACAAGTATTGGCATGACTTTGGAGCAAGAGCAAATACTCTTGGCGCGAGAAGTTAAGTCATACAATCTCTCAGTAGTAGAAGAACTTGAGAATGAATTTAAGAGAAAGCAAGTAGAACTCCAATCTCATGAATTGGCGCTTGAAGTTTTTGAAAAAGAACTTAACGCCAAAGCTGTAAAGTTAATTGAGACTGAGGAAAGACTCAAACACTTCAAGAAACGAATTTTGGAACTAATTCATCTTCACAACATAAGGAAGAGAATGGCGCGACCAGTTAAGGAAGTTAAAGAAGTTAAAGTTAAAGACCCCAAAGTTAAAGGTAAGTCAGAAGAAGAACTTAAATTCGAGAAAGAGAAAGAGGAATTACAAAATGTCATCTTCGCAGCTCTCACCAACTCCCTTTCAGAGACTACAGGGAATGAAGGAACAGCCAAACCTGATTCTTCCGGAACTTAATTTATGGTTTAAAGAATCACCTACAGGTTCAGTTATCATTACTAATGAACCTAACGGATTTTGGATCAAACTATCTTTTCATGCAAAGTATGCCAACGGATATGGCGCGACGATAGAAGAATCCATTAGATGTGCTTTGATTTCGTGGTATGAGGCTGACTAATTATGGCCAATATTCTTGATTTGCTAACTAAAAACTCTGATGGAACTTTCTCTCCCAAGTTAGATAAAGGACAGCGATTGTTATTTGTAGGGAGAAGTGGTTCTGGAAAAACTAATGCCGAAGTTAGTTTCCCTGGACCTTCTTACACTGCTGATTTTGATAACCGTATGCGTGGCGCGATTTCTTCTAGGAGCTGGTTAGGAGATGAGAAATTTCGAACCATTGATTTTGATTTCTTTAACCCTTCAGATGGTTTTAGTGGTTATGATGACAAGCTCGGAGAGTTTCTGGAGAGCAGTCAGAAACGAAAAGGCAAGTATCTTACACTTATCACTGATAGTGTTGGTGCTCTCGTATATTGTCTGGCTCTTGATTCTCAGCGACTACGTGGGATCAATAAAGATTTCTCTGGGAAAGTGAGAGGCAAGGTACATTTCCTGCATCCGGATGATTACAACTATGTGAGTACCGCATTGCGTCTCATAATGTTTGACAGGATATTCCCACTAAATGAATTGGGAGTAACAACGATATTCTCCGCATGGGTAGCTGACAAATGGGGCAAGGACCCAAAAGCAAAGTCAGAATATGATCCTGCAATTGTAACAGGGGAGCGAATTCTCGGACCAGGTAATGCTGTAGAGGAATTTACAGGTTACTTCGATGAGCAATACTACTTTAGAAAGGAGACTACAGGAATTGAAGGTATTGCACCTAAATTTACTGTGGAGTTTAATGGCGCGTTTGCGAAGTCCGCCTTAGGTTTACCCATTGGTAGACATGATATTACTAACAAGAACTTTTATCAGTTCTGGACCGAGAAAGTTAATGAAACTTTGGGAACTGGAGTTAAATGATGTCAAATCCATTTCAAACTGAACCAACAGATCCTACAGATCCAAATGATCCTTTTGAAATTGACAACGTAGATAAGTCGCAATTCATACAATCTGAAATTCCTCCACATGAAAGTGAACCAGAAGAAGAATTTGATGATGAATTCGAAGATGACGAAGAGGAAGAAGATGACTAAACAAAAAACCACTAAGGCTAAATCACCTGTAGTTCCTAGCTATGAACCTAAAACTAAGTTGTTTGAAGTAACTACTGCATTTGTTCTTCTGAATGAGAATAATGGAGAAGTTAGTTTTCATCAATCCAAAACAGAAGTCCTTGCATTTCTGAATAATAACAAACACATTACTGAATACTCAGTAACTAAACACGAAGTTCCGATTACAGCTTATCTCTGAGGAAAAATGCCGCTACCTAAAATTACAGACGCAATTATTAACGCATCTAAGATTCTCAATCCTGGATGGTCACTTCTAACACTAATCGCGCCACCTCGCGCACAATCTGGAAAGGGTGATAAAAAGGGAGTTAATTACTTCTTTGAATTTGAAGCCCAGACTGGTCCAGGGAATACCGAGGAAAATAAGGGGCGCCATGTTACCCTTATGATTTCTGGCGCGGGACTTGAAGCAGGAATTGCAGAAGTGTGCGACGCTTATTATGGAACAATAAGTGGACTCACTGGACTCGCTGGCAAGGATATTGTTGGGAAAGATATTCCTGACGAGGCAATCGTAGGAAAGTCAATTTGGGTTAACGTCGATTTCAGAGTGAATGAAGGTAAGAAATATCCTGAGTTTAAGCAGATTTCACCTTCTACTGCTATTCCCTTTTGATTGGATTGACTGGATATTGGATTTGAATCCAGTAAACTAAAGTGAGTTCGGGATCTCACTCAAATAATAACTTGGATTGCTTAAACGGTTTGATGTTCCGTAAATCATTGAAACCCAAATTTGATTGTAAATAAGGAAAAAAGATGCCTGTTAGCAAAATGTCTGTTAAGTCTGGGACTGAGTATGCAGTTACTTATTCTGTAAGTGGTTCTCTTGATGAACTGAATACAGATCAGTTGCATCGTCTTGCTGAATCTTATCTCAAAACTAAGGCGCGAAACTTTGTGCAGACTCAGTTGAATGCCAATGAGCCTGCAATTGCGGCTAATATTCAAATGCGCGATAATATGCTGAAGGCAGGTTTGGGCACTCCTGAAACTGTCGATGCATTTTTCAAGGTCAGTGGATATTTGACTGAAGTTCAGACTACTTTTGTTATTCCACTTTCTGATTTGGTTCCTACTGACGCGCCAACACGTGGTAGGAAGGCTGTTAGTGTTTTTGAAGCTAATGAGCCTGACACAGAAGAAGATGATGATGATAGCGAGGCAGTTCCGGCCGTCTAATTTTTTATATTAGGAACCAGGAAGTGTTTGCCGAATAGGAGCGAATAAGGCTAAAGCTATTCTCTTACAAGGGAGTAATTTTGGAGCACTTTACTCAGTAATGACTGGTTCCTATCCAAAGGGAGTTCGGGATCTCCTTAATAACCTAGATCTCTCCCAATCTCGTTCTAGAAATCGTAGATTGGACTATTGGAGTAATTATGAATTTTCCCTATACTTATATCTGTACTAACTGTGGGAGAGGATTTTACTCCTTTGAGTGTCAGAGTATACCAGTTTGCTTAAGATGTGTATGTGGAATAAACCAAATGTCAACCCAACTCCCTTTAGAATTTCTATCTAACTCATTCCAAGTTAAGCCTCAGTCTAAAACATTCAAGACAAAACCAAAGGATGGCGCGTCGTTAGAGGAATGTTTTAAAACTGCCAACGAATTTATTCGCTCCAATGCAGAAGGATACACTCGCATAGAATTTCCTTTTGATAAGTACTATTATGTGATTGCAAGACTTAGTGAAGGAGAAGTGAAATGACTTACCTGAAAGTTCCTATTGAAGATATGAATCTGCTGAAACGAGTAATAGCAAATCTAATAGAGGCATCCAATTTGAATGAGAAAGTATTTTTTGCTAAAGCTATTATGGTAGACTGTAGTAATACATTTACGGAGCAATTAGTATGTAGTCAATCTTACTACTCAATTATGAATAGGGTATACATATCTATTATTGAATCTAGAAGATTGGCTAAATGTTCTGCAGATTTAGTAGATAAAACTTACGAGGAGATCACACAATGAACTTAATTGATCCAAAAGATCTAGCCACCGCATTCGCGCCACTGATTACTCAATTTGAGGATCAGTTGGCGCAAATTGTTGTGCCCGCACTACAGAAGTCAATTGAAGAAATGATTGATGGCTTTACAATTCAAGTTACAATTGTGAGGAAAACTTCCAATGAAAAGTCTGTGTGATAGATGTGGTAAACGAAGAATTTGTCAGGATATAGAAGGTCCCGGACTTCACCCTAAAGGTGAACATATTTGTAGACCGTGTTTGAAAGCTGTAAAATTCTCTTTTAAGGTGAAGAAAGATGGCGCGACCACTTAAATGCGCTTGTGGTAAATGCCGTACATGTAAAATGCGCGAATACCAACATAGGTATCGTGGAGTCTTTCATGAAAAGAAGAATCATTGTGTGTATAATCGTACAGACTTAGTTCTAACAACTGTGGAAGAAGATTGTAAGAAATTGGAAGAGAAGTTTCCTTGGCTGAGGATTCATTTGAGGTAGTTATAATGGCAAAACTATTCTGTTGGATCTTTGGTCATTGCTGGCAGGTACAATTTCTGAAGCTCCATTCAGGAGATAAGGTAACTTATGTTTCTCATATTTGTAGAATTTGTGGGAAGGAGTTACGAAAATGAGCGTATGGGATAAGTGGCTAGGAGATTACTCAGTTTTACATTACTATCAAGCTAGTAAAAAGCATCAGGAAATACAAAATTATGGTTATGTAATATCAGATGATTGGTTGCATATATGGGAGAGGAAACTAAATGAAAGTAGATTTTAACTTTGGTACGACGGTAGAGATAACTTTAACTCCTGAATCTCCTAAGGAGGAAGCTCTTATAAAGATGTGCTACGAAACTAATGTGAATCCAGTTATAATCCGTAATGGGGATAATAAAATTAGAATTCAATTCACTGAATTTGTATTAAGAAAGACAACATCTATTCAACCAAATTTTATTGAGCTTGGTTTTATTGAGCTTGGATGTCAGGAGGATAAGTGAGTTTCCAAGTTCATGGTCGTCCCAAAAGTGCAGACTCAATCCTAATGAGTATTCGCGCCATTTTGCTAGAATGGGAAACACGAATTAATAATCTCAAACCCATTTCGAGTGACACTAAAATTCTCATAGAAGAATTGAAGAGAACATGGGGCGCGTCAACAGAACTAGTTGCACGAATTTGGCAGGATAAAATAAATGAGATTGATGAGGAATTGCATAGGAGAAAGTTAGATGAACATCTATAAAATTACTTATCAAATTTGTAATCCTAATAAACGTAAGCAAACCATGGAGATGATAGAATATTTTGTAGACACTAAATCTATCTTAGTAAAGGCTTCTACTTTTGAAAAAGCTAAGGAACTATTTGAAACTAGGGGAATAAGAGAACCTTGGTATTCTGGAATTTGTGGAATAGAACTTTTAGGATGGATTGCTATAGAGGAAGAAAACAATGCCACTACCAAAGAAAGTAAAACCTAAAGCTTATTTGTACCCAGATGGTCCCTCATTCAATTGTCCTAATTGTGGGTTACATATCCATGGTAGTGAATCCCGAATATGGTTTCCACTTGAACTCTATAAGACAGCGTGTGAGGAATGTGGGCGCGAGATTTGCGTTCAAGAAGAAATTGAAGTGATTAAAAAGTGATCTTCTATGAAGATGATTAACAGTAGTGGTTCTCCTTCTTCAATAATGATAGTAGGCGACTATCCCACAATGGCTGAGTATAATTTGGGGAACTCATTTAGTGGCTCATCAGGAAGTCTTCTGGGAAATCTATTCGCGCCATTCGGAGTTAAAACTAATCAACTTTATAAAACACATTACATCAAAATTCCAGTTCCAGGAATGAGTTCCCCTGCAAAGAAAATTCGCGCCCAGGCTCTCCAAGTAGCATTAGAAGCTGAGAACTGGGACTCTTTAATACGTGAGGAAATTGCTGCAATCGCGCCCAATGTTATTGTAAGTTGTGGAGAAGTGGCGCTTAAGTTTCTGACAGAAGAAAGTGGACTCAAGAAGTGGAGAGGTTCCATTTTACATCTGCATCCCAGATTTGAAATGGAGAAAATTAAAGTCGTACCAATTTATTCACCAAGGGAGATTTGGCAAAGTGACGACAAACCTTTTGTCTATACTCAGTGGGATTGTGGACGAGTTGCTAAAATCAAAGATTATAACGAACGATATTCGCCTATCGAAACGATATGGATATGTAATACTGCGAATGGAATTCGAGAATGGTGGAAAAGAGCCAAAAACTCGGAATTCATTACAAATGATATTGAGACCCATCATGGATTCATTACCTGCACTGGATTTTCTCATGATGGAGCGGAGGCATTCTCTATACCATTACTTGTTGGAAGCAAAGTGGATTATTCAGCAGCCGGAGACAAATATCGCGTCATCCGAGAAGTGATCGAAAGTGGAATCCCAATAGTTAATCAGAACATCAAGTACGACTGGAAAGTATATGAAACTTACGGGTTGGATTTTAAGAACATTGTGGGTGATACGATGCTCATGGCGCATTGCATCTATCCTGAGTTGCCGAAGGGACTGGATTTTTTGGCATCAATCTATACAGATCATCCCTACTATAAGGACGAAGGGAAAAAATTCGATCCCCGATTACATAATGTGGACAGACTCCTCAAATACAATGCACGAGACGCTCTTGTAACCTGGCAAATCTGGAAGCTCCAACAAGATGACGCGAAGGCATTCAAAGTTTATGAGTTTTTTCATGAGAAAGTGCATCCAGTTTTTTACATTTATAAAAAGATGGATGACTTCGGGATGCGAGTGGACCAGTTGGCGCGAGACAAACTCAAGGCCAAATACTACCCCCAACTCGAAGAAATTGAACAAACAATCTCGCTGGTAGCAGAAGAGAAAGTCAATATAAGTAGTCCGGCCCAAGTTGGGCGCTTCGTGTATGATATCTTAAAATGCCCACCCAAAAGACATCAAACTCCAAGTGGAGCAATGATTTACAGTACTGACGAAGAAACATTAGAGGATTTGTATGTTAATAAGGTTACAGACACAGGTCGGAAAACCCTACTCCACTCTGTCATTAGGGCCAGAAAACTCAATAAAGTTATTCAATTTTTGGAGGCAAACATTAGCCCCGATGGGTATATGCGAACTAGCTATAAACTGCAAGGAACCGAAACAGGTAGAACTAGCGCTGGAAAGTCTATTGAACCTTTCTTCCTCGTTAACGACAAGGGAAGAATCCGAGAAGGAGAATGTGGAGGAAGTTTCCAAACCATACCCAAACACGGATTTGAATTTGGTTCTGAGCGAATTGGATCGGACCTCAGAACTATATTTGTCCCAACTCCTGGTTATACTTTCGTTGAAGGAGATCTCAGTCAGGCAGAGGATCGCGTTGTTTGTGTTCTCGCTCAGGATTTTGACGGGTTACAACTTCTAGAAAAGAAAGAATTCAAACGTAACAAGTATGGACTGAAAGATGACCGTCACACACTTACCGCTTGCCTAATAACAGGAAAGGAATTCGATGAAATTACACCAGATGATAGACAGGAGCGTGGAAAGAAGCCAAGACACGCTGGAAATTATAACATGGGTTCAGGGATGCTTGCAATACTCACACATTTCTCTAATAGGATTTGTGTCGAAATTCTTGATAAGTTTCATTCTGGTAATCCAAAGATTAGAGGTATATTTCATGCTGAAATTAGGCAACAGATTGAGAATCAACGATACTTGGTTTCTCCACATGGGCGTAGGAGAGATTTCTTTGGAAGAGTTAGCGAAGATATGTTCAAACAAGCCTTCTCAACAATTCCTCAAGCAACGGTCTCAGACCACAATAAACTAACTATTCTAAGAATAATGTATGCGAAGTATCCATTCCCGATGGCGCGACCGATTTCGGAGGCGCATGACTCACTTACGTGGGAAGTTAGAAACGATCTTGTCGAAGTTTTTTGTAGAGACTACCTTGAAGTATGCAATATCTCTATTGATTTTAACAATTGTAGTTTGCCTCGTGACATACTGCTCACAATTCCGGGCGAGATGACTATTTACCAAAATAATTGGGGGACACATTGATGGAACTTTCACAGAGTACCTATGAGTATCTTATGAACAATATAAGTGACCATAATAGGAAATTAGATGAAATTTCAAAACAAGTAGAAAAACTAGAACAGCTTTCTAACTATCCAGATCATTTTGAAAATAATAAACTTAGAGAGAAGATTAAGAGACTTATAGCAGAATTGGAAACTTATAAGTCTGCTATAAAACAGATTAGATATCTTACAGGACATGATGAGAATGAATGACAGTTACTAAATTTCCAATAACTCCCCATCCTCTTGTAGCTGAGATTTATTTAATTGAAGAAGATGGACTTAAGTTACTATGTGCAAGAATGGAGAATACACTTAGAGGTCATCCCAGTTGGCACGAATATCCTTGGTTAGAACATAGTTGGCGCTATGTGGGGGATAAAGAATTAATACGAATAGCTGAGTTACTATTCGCGCCACTGATTTACGACTCATTCGCGCCATTGGGATTTGTAGAAGGAAGGACAACTTATGAAAGTAATTCTATCAGCATTTCAGGATAAACTTAGAAGTGAAGTAATGGATTGGCCAGGGAATTTACCCCCTACTATCTCTATGCAATTAGACATGAGTAGATTTACAGCTTCCATCTTCCCTAAAAGGGGAGTATTTGAGAAAAAAGATCACTACTTATCAGGAAAACTGAATGGAGAAGACTTTTGTGCTTGTTTTTATGAATTAGTAGATGTAAGGTAACAAGATGCAATCCAGAACAGTATCGGGTCTCAAAGTTGAGTACGACAAAACTAAATTGTACTTAGAAGGGAGTGTTTTAACTCCCACTGGGCCAAAGTCAACTTTATGGTCACATGAAGGGATGAACTTAGAATATCCAGAATGGGACTTGCTGAGTTATAGGAAGAAAGAAGAGGAATTGAGAGATGCCCTTACCCATACGAAACCAGAGTGAGGAAAAAAAGATTATAATCTCCTTTGGACCGAAACCTCAATGTGAGTGTGGGAAATGTAAGAAATGTAAGAATAGGGCGCGACAGAAAAAGTATTATGATCTCCATCGTACTGGTATCCTAACAGGAGATTTCTTTCAGAGGATAGATGAGGATGGGAATGAAAAGTAAATGCCAGCCTTTAATTTCATTAGTAAGTTTTTGGAACTCACAAAGATTATTGAGTCTCCAACTTCTTACTTAGTTTGGAGTGCTTACATTACTCTCAGTAGTGTGATGCGCCATAACATTTATTACAACTTTCCAGCAAGAAAGACTAAAGTATGTCCAAACTTATATGTGATTCTAGTGGGTGATAGTGGCGCGACTCGAAAGTCAACGCCATTGAAAATTTGCAATTTTCTACTAAAGCAAATAGGTAATACGAAATTAATTGAAGGACGCGCGAGTATTCAGGGGATATTAAAGGAGTTAGCTAGTGTACAAAGAATCGAAAAAAGAATTATCAAGGATGCAAGTTGTCTACTTTACTCCGAAGAATTTGCAGCTTCGATCGTCAAAGATCCGAGTGTCACTGGAATACTTACAGACCTTTACGACTACCACGACGAACATAACATTATCCTTAAAACTGAAGATACTCTTAAGCTTACTAAAGTTTGCATTAATTTATTCAGTGCGACTAATGCGGCCTTCTTACAAGATATGTTCAATAAGCAGGATCTCTTCGGGGGATTGGTGGGTAGAACATTCTTTATTATCGAAGAACGTGCCAGACAGAAAGACTTGGGATTAAGAGACACAGCAACAGAGCAAGATTGGGAACCACTAGTCAATCACTTACGAAAACTGAGTATGATGGAAGGGGAAGTGATAATCAAGTCCGATGCACTTGATTTTATTGAGAATTGGTATAATACAACAGACTTTGCAAAATTTGAATCAAAGACAGGTTATGAACATCGTGCACATACTCACGCTATGAAATTGGCGCTAATTCTTGCGTCAGCAGAAGAATCATTTGATCGAAGTATTGAACTCAAACACATTACGCAAGCAGTTGACATCGTGACAGGACTTCGTGGAAACTATCATAAGATGGTTGCAACAGTTGGAATGTCACAAAACAACACCGTGCAGGCAGTCAAAGATATAACACTAATCCTCTTCAACAATATGGAGAAAGCACTTCCAAAGTCCGAAATTATGCGCGCCCTATTCGGAAGAGTTGATACAGAATCTTTTGACAAAGCAATCATCACACTCGATCAAAGCAAATTCATTGAAATTAGCGGCACTTCAGACCCTTACTACCAACTCTCACAAAATGGAAAAGATAAGATATTTGGTCAGCTTGCAATTAATGGAAAGGGGAAACCTAATTGATGTTTGAATTCTTTCACTGGTTAAGCGCTACCCTAGTAGGATGCTTACTAGGTTGGATAATTGTAGAGTTACTATTGAAACTCTATGATAAGTATTGGTAGCTTACTGCCCCACCTGAGAAGTAGTTCCGTCGGCATTCTTGAGGGTAACTGGAATATTCATTGTTCCCATTACCCTCATTAGCTTTTGAGTTACACTAGGAAGTGCTGGATTAGTTTGATTCATGTCTGCTAACTTACTCAGTATCCAATTAGCATCCTTATTAGTTGTTAATTTAGCAAGTGCAGTATCACTTATATTGAGAAGTTTTTTCGCGCCACCACTCACTGCCCGAAGAAGTCCAAACTTAGTATTAGTAAGTTCCTTCATTCCCCCGCCTATTACAATATCCATTCCCGCCTTCATATCCCCCAGTTGTAATGCAGACTGAGCTTTAAGGGCTTCGGGACGTTTTGAAAGTGCTTCAAGACGATAAGCGAATTGATTAAGTCCAGCTTTAGTTTCAGAAGCATCAGGAAGACTACTAACTACTGGGGAGTTCCATAATTCCCTATCCTGATTGATAGTAGAAATAAACTTACTAGCATCAAAACTTCCTGTAGTGTTAGCTGCATACATAGCTTTACGAACAAGAAGTTGTGGCGCGAGCGTAGGGTCTATACCAGTTTTATCAAAAGTTCCCTGAAATGTAGTAGAGTTTTTAGTAATATTCTGCACCAAGTCTACGTCTGAATCATCTGCAAGAGCTTTCATTCCTCCCCTAAGCCATTTAACTGCGTCAGTTCTAGGAGTTACTGGCGCGCCAAGAACTGGAGGAATTGCAGGAGTTGCTGGAACTCCTGGCGCAATTTCTTTCTGCCCAAATTTAATTGGCTGATAAGGTTGCGTAGGATCTACATACCCAGACTGACTTGCTGGAGTTGTTCCAGGAGTAATGGTATTATCTTCTAAACTCTGTTGAGGAATTGTTTTTCTGGTTTGATCTAGTAATTGTTGAGCCTGAGCTTCTTTAAGTGCTGGGCCTTTAAGCGCAGTAGTAGGGGGCAAGGCTTGAGTAACTACTGTTTTAGTAACTGGAGGAATAGCCTTAGTAGCTGGAACTCCTGGAACTAATACTGGTGCGAACGCATCCTCTGGAAGAGTGCTGATAGCATCCTTAATTTTCTGCCTTAGAATTCCAGATACTGCTTGAGGATCTTCGTTGTATGCTACTTTCAAGGGTCCGGATTTGTCCAGAAACTTTTGCGCCAACTGTTCAGTAGTCTGATCTATTATAGCGGCACGATGAATCGCTCCAGGTTGCTCGGCTTCTACTTGTAAGTAATGAGGAATTCCACCCACTTCACTTACAGACAAATCAGGATTAGATTTAATTAAATCTGCTTTAGTAAGTGTAGGAGTATCCTTTAAGTTTAATCTAAACCCTCCGGGATTATTTGCATCCAAGGCTTTAAGAACCTGACGCTCCAAGTATGAAGAAGGTGTAATAGCTTTCAAAGATTTAGTGGCATCTATTATATCTCCTACCGCTGCTTTCGCGCCACCGTTCAGGAGAGCCTTAGCACTCAAAGCATCCATTCCAGTCCCAACGGGATCTTCAGTTATTTGCTTATAAATAGGAGCAGTTCTGGGATCGTCTTGAGTTTGGGGTACAACACTATACTTGTGTGCCATCCCCTTAACTGTATTAACTAGAAGTCTTCCCCCTGGACCAAGTAAATCTGCTGGATCTGGAGTAATTTGCTTGGAAAGAGCAGAAGTGGCACGACTAAGTAACTCTTTTCTACCTTCATCTGAAAATAGTTTTGAGCCAGTATCATAAGCATCACTAGCTGCTGAACCGACTGTATTAATCGCGCCAGTAGTTCCATTAATAAATGAAGAAGGAATATTACCTAAAGTTTTAAGTAACATTCTGGCGCCACCAGTAAAAGGTTGTGGTTCTTTAGTTATTCCTACATCTGAGTCTGAGACTAAGGGAGCCATCATCTGAGAATTAGTATTAGACGCAACTCTAGGTGGCGCGAGTGAGGGATCTATATCAGTATATTCCCCATCGTCTCCCTGCCACCAAAGTTTACCATTTGCATCTTTGAATTTTTTAACTGGCATTTAATTTTCCTATTGGGCAGGAGTTAAACCTTGAGGAGTTCTATTTCTTTTAGTCAATCCTGAATAAGGTTCACGTTGATCCCACCATTGGGGATCTACAACATTTGGAGCAACATCATGAGCTTTTTGATAAGCTGTCTTATCTACCTCATCCAGTCGCGCCAACGTAGTTTTCATGATTCCTTTACTGGTATCCACCATATCTCTTAGCTGACCAGCATCGAAAACTACAGCATTAGGATCCTTGATTCCTTTAATTGCTTTAACTAAATTAGCTACTGAAGAATTAGTTTTCTTTTCCAACTCAGTAAAATTAGTTAAATTTGGAAGAGCAACTCCAGTTACTCCTTTAGAAACTGCATCAGCCCACATAACAGCTCTCATACCAGAAATAGGTTTACCACTCATTACTGCATCACTATTATCTTTTAGAATTGAATACAGTGGAAGAGTTATACCTAAATACTTATCCTTCAAGGGTTCTTCGGTAAATTTCAAAGCAGTTTCAAGCCCGGCACGATCATACTGATTTTGTTGCCTATCTAAAGAAACTTTAGTTAATGCACGAGTAGCAGCCGCATTTTGAAGTTGAGCATTAACTTCCATAGTTGTTCTAGTTAATGCAGCAGCCTCTCTTGCCTTTTCCTCTTCCATTCTTCCTTGCTGTTCAACAGCTTTAGTTGCAAGAGTATTTTTCTGTTCAATTTCTTTCTGTTGAGTCCAACTAGGATTAGGTTGAATAGCAGCAGCTTGACTCGCGGGAATAATTCCACCAAGACTAAGTTTAATATCCTGCCCAGGCGCCATTTGATTAGTTACTGGAGCAGCACCTTGAGGAATTGGTGGCGCGACAGGTAATTGGGGACCAATTTGTGGACCATTCCCACTAATCGCGCCAGCAGAAGTTGGTGCTTGATTAATAGTCTGCTGAGTTTGATCCGCTGGACTTACTCCAGGCATTGTGGGAAGATCAATTGGTGCATTCTGAGGAGCAGGAGTATTCGCAGCATTTTGAGCAAATTGAAGATCATTCGCGCCAGTATCTGGAGTTGGCTGTACTGAAGTTGGGATAGGAACATCCCCACTTTTCATTCCTGTCAGAGTGCTCGTAACTTGACCAGCAGCAGCTTGAGATTGTCTCAATTCCCTCTCAGCTTGCATATTCTTCATTTCTGCAATCTGATATTCATGAGTCTGAGCAAGAGCTTTAGCAGTATTAGCTTGCTGTTGAAGAAAATGCACATTCTCCATATCATGCATTCTTTGTTCTTCAGCCAGACGTGCTCGCTCCATTTGCATATTCTGCATGGACATAGCCATTTGGCGTCCGGCCATCCAGGATTTCATTATGTCTGAACCGACATCTACATAAGGTACTGGCATTTTATTTCTCCTTAGGGAGTAGGACTTACATAATAACCATTATTAGTTGGGAGTGCATCAGTAGTAGCTGTACTTATTCCGGGACCTCCACCAAATCCAGTAGTTGCTGGAAATGTTTGGCCCGATCCACTTCCCATCATATTACTCATCTGATTCATCCCATACATTCCTGCAAGAGAATTAGCGAGTCCTGCAAACGCGCCACCAGCAGGTTGTCCCTGATATGTAGTTGCTTTAGGCCCAGCTTGAACTCCTTGCAATGCTTGCTGCATAATATTATTCTGATATTGTGAACGAACCATAGGTAAACTTGTCTCTAAGTTAGCTGTCTGAGATTGTCCTGCTACAGTTGGAACAGTAGAAGCATATGCCGCAGCCGCGCCACGAACACCATGGGATGCATTTGCATTCATCGCTCCTTGTTCGTTAGCTTGTGTTCCCTTTTGAATACTATTTAATCCCCCCTGTTCATACCCTTGCATGAAGTTGGGAGTATTACTCATTGCTTGACCATAATAATTCTTAAGAGTATTATATAAGTCAAGCGCAGATCCAGTTGGACCAGTAGTATCTGTTTTATTCTGATTTAGAAGTCCACCAGCTACTCCTGATATTCCTGAAATAATTTCGGGAAGAAAGGGTAGTATTGCCGTTGCCATGTTATCTCCTCATCCACCATGCCATTGAAATTCGAAGTCCAGTTCCAACTGCATCTGTTGGCGCGTTTATAACTCCCACATTAGTATCGTGAGTGTGGGTATGCGATGCAACTGTCGTACCTACTCCAGATAGTACAACTGTTCCACCTCCTGAATCTACTCCAGAAGTAATCGAACTACCAGTAAATGTAGGAGCAGTTGCAGCATGTTGTGTAGTATCACCAGCACCACCTTGAATTATTGGATTATTTCCACCAGTTGCTTGTGCTGGACTTGCAGTCCTATTTGCAATTGTAGCATTATCCAATGCACAACTTACAACAGATCCATCACATGCTTGCCAAAGTCCACCTTCTGGCGCGACAGCAGAACTAGAAGTAGAACATTGCGCACCAGCTCCAAACCCGGAATCAAGATAGTGCCAATTCGCACCATCCCAAAACCACCAACGTTTGAAGTATGAATTATAATAACGTTGGCCAGTATCAGCCACGCTAAGTCCAGTTGGAAGATGAGCTAAAGTAGAAGAAGTATCATATACATCTGTAGGAACATACTGAGTAGGAGTATTATTAGAGAAAGTTCTCCCATTTCCAGAAGCTCCAGTGCTTATAGCTAATTTTCTAGTAACTGAAGCTAACTTTAACTGAAGATCATTAACTGCAATCTCGGCATCTCGAAGTGAAGCTATCATACTCTCTTTTTCTCCCACTCAGTCTGATTACCAGTTTCCTTAGTCCAGAGTTCAGCATAGTAGTATGAGAAACCTTCTGACATTCTCAACTCTATACGACTAATAGAAGCACCTATTCCCATCGGAAATTCTAAGGTATAATTATCCTCATTGTAAGGAACTGTAGTGACTATTTTATCATAAATAGTATTATCCTGTGCAAAGATCCTTACATCAAGTGACGCGCCATTAGGAAACATTCTAATACGAAGTTTTCTAAAAGTTCCTCGCTGATTAAGTTCAATCGGACCAATTTGCCAGTAAGTTGTTTCTACTGGGATTGTCTGTGCGATAGCAGGATTAATCGCGCCATAGTATTCAAATGGTCCACCACTAACTCTAATTCCCCAATCTACTGCGTAAGCATCAGTTGTAATTTGAACTAGTGCAGTACGTTTTTCAGTTGAACTGAAGGAGAATGGCGCGAGACTTACTGAATCGGCAAAAGGAGTAATAGTAATAGTATTCCCCAGAGTATCAAAAACATGAGGAAGAATTCGTATCCTCTTGCGTTGCGCCATCCCATAATTCATAGGAGGAACAACTAGAGTAGTCAGAAGTGAAGTATGGTCTGCATAAGTAACTTCAAACCCAGTCACATGTAAAGTAGTTGCAGTACCAGTAAAGTCGACTTGAATTCTAGTAGGACTACCTAATGCTGAAGCATCTAGAATAAATTGCTTAGTGCCAGTCAATGTGATAGCAAGCGCGACAGCAGAAGTAGTTCCATCATAGTTAATTCCATTTAAAGTAATAGTTCCAGTAAGTCCATCTGCAACAAGATCAATCTTAAAATCTTGAACTTCCTTACGCTGAAGCGCCACTTCATTATCATCAAAAATTGTAGTAAATTTGAAACTTTGTGCAGTCGCGCCATCTAACAATGTACCAACATCAAACTGGCGAAGGAAGTCATCCCCAGAAGAGTTCGTACCATAGATAATAGTCCCATCTTCCTCAGCATAAATTACTCCAGGTTGGTTATCCTGACAACTCCACATTGTCCAAGTTTTGAGTAGAAAGTCATAGCAATGAATAAGTCCATTTCCAGCACTATCTACCACTGTACAATATATTCTATTTGATGCTGACGCGCAATAGAATGAAGGTGAGTTACCTTGCGGAGCATTAATTCCATTCAATCCTTGGCGTGAGAATCCCCTGTAGAGTAAACTCAGTTGGCCACTAAAAGTATCTGTGACACTTCCTGCCAGATATTTCCATCCCTCAGAACTTAAGTAAACCAAGAAAGTTCCCCACATAGTATAAGCACTTGAAATTGGAGGTTGAGTTAAACCCATTCCTCGAATATCAATTGTGATTAAACCATTGGAGTCTTCTTCATAGGTACTAATTATACGATAGATATCTTTAGTAGTTCCGACTAGAACATAGCCGTCAATAACCATTCGTACCCAGAGTATCTTCTCAGAAGCATTGGCGCAAATTGTGAACTCGTGGCGCGAATCAATTGATCCAAAGTCAAGTTGATAACTTACATACATTGTATCTTTATCAAAGTAAAGACACCGATCTGATATAGGAGCGACAATGTGTTGTATGTTATCTGGAACTGCAACTGCATACTGGCGCATTACCGCTGTAGGATCCGAAATCGCATCCTGAGTTACAAGTGAATCTGATAAAGTATCTAAGAATGGGGTAGTAAATGCACTTGTAAGTACCATAACTCTAAATGGAGTAGTAGTTGCAGTGGGACCATATTGATTAATTCTAAATATCCAAACTTCGGTAGCTTGAGCATCTGGAGCATGTGCTGTAACAGTTGCCATTGCTTGACTAAGAGTATATTCAGCACTAACTGGGGATGGCAAACCTATTTCTAAGTAATTTGGGTCGCGTCGTACATCCACCTGATAGTATTGATACTTCCCAGTAAGGGCGCGACAAAAATCCATGTTATATATTGAAATTCCGCTACCCTTATGACCTGCTTCAAGTATAACCTGAATTCCCTTAACTGTACTCCAATCTAAAGAGGGATTAGTTCCAGCACGTGTGAAGTCTCTACGGAAACAAGTTAATGTACTTGTAGTAGCATCTGTATTTGGTAACGTGCCAAGTTCTAATCCAAAGAATGTCTCATAGTAATCTGTAACTAAGGAAGGACTGGAGGAGGGGGGAGTAATTAGGAGAAATCTAACTGTAATAGAAGTGCAATATGAAATGGCGCTTCCACTCACTACTAAATTGAAGATATCCCCATCATCGTCAGAATGAGTAACTCCACCAAAGTTTGTAGTGTCTATTGTAGCTACTGTAGCATTTGCAGGCCACTGAATTTCACCTTGTCTTCCTCCAGAAGAAGGATCAGTAGCGTCTGGCGCGAGCCCTACATGAGTAGAAGTATTAACAACTCCACCACTAATTGCAACCCAAGTATTCCAAGTTGTAGCAGCTGCGTCTATAATTTGAGCCGCGCCAACACTTACAGTAGGGGCAGCATTTGCTGGAATCGTCAATACTCGCTGATTCGCGCCATCGTCTTTAAATTTCTTCGTACCACTACATACTATATTCTGACCATACATTGTTCCAAATGCAGCCCAACTTGTATCACCACCTGTGAATAAAGTTAAATCAAAAGTAGTAAGAGATTTAGTCCCTGGAGAGTAATTCCTAAAAACACTTCCAGCACAACTCACATAGCGCAGTTTAGCTGAAGTAGGAAATCCACTGACTCCCAAATTCGCGCCATCCGTTACTCTAGAATACAATCTATTAATAGTTTCGAAGAATCCTGAGTCACTTATCTTTGCAGATCCACGCATCAAACTCACAGAACCAGTTTGCTCCAGAGTTAAATTATCCATGCGCAAAAGGGCATTAGGAGATCCTCCAATTGGGTCAGCATTTGGTTCCCATCCAGAACTCCAGGATTTTCTACTAAGACTTCCCATTTATTTATCCTATTAATTTAATTCAAGTGGATTAGCGCCGGGAGTGCGAGGAAGGCGAGAATGATGAGAGTGCGCATTGGTATCTTCGAGGACATAAACGTTGCCTATGGCGCGACGTTGATCGTCGTGCGCCCGATATGCCAGACGCTCGATGAATTCTCGGCTGAGTAGAACAGGTCGTAATTCCCACCAGCAATGGGCAGGATGGAGGATCGGTACAACTCCGTATCATCCCAGTGCCCCGCCGACGTTTTCTGCAAGAACGGAGTGGCGCTGGTTGCCCAATAGATACCGTCGTAAGATACCGCATAATTAAGGGCGTAGTTATTACCTGTGCCAATCGTCATTGGTATAGAAACATACTTGTTTCCGTCCCGAGTAACGTATAAATGCCAAAGGTTGGGCACTGCGCCAACAATCAATTTATCAAAACTGCACCAAATGGGCTGTGCGGTTGCCAGACCTGAGAGCGTTGACGCTGTTCGGTAAACAATGGCATTCCCACCAGTGATGGTTAAGTCAACGCTCCACATGCGCCATTGCCCATCCCATAATATGGTGGGGGATGTAAGCTGCAATCCGCTCAAAAGGGTTTTTGCTCCACTCCACGTCACGCCGTCCGATGTCGTTTTGTAGCGGATGATTTCGACGTTTCCGGTCCCTATTTCTCGGTAAAAAGCATATAATACATTGTCTGGACCTAGCCTCAACTCTGTGTCTGAGTTATAACCAAGAGTCCAAGCTGGCTTGGGGGCCAGCGGATTCGTAAACCCCGTCGGAACTACCCACGTTGTACCGTCTGCACTCGCGAAGATTTGCGGGTTTTCTAGCGCTGAAGATCCTCCAGTGAACATCGTACAGGCCATCCAGTATTTGCTGGCGTTCCAACCCCATCCCACCGCAACGTAAACGACGGATGGGTGCATACACTGCCCGTTCCCATCATAACTAGGAGTGACGAGTGGGCTAGTTGCATTGGTCGCTGTCACGCTCGACGGGTAAGCCGGAACAACTGGCAATTCTGCAATCGGAGACACGGCTAGGTTGTCAATCGCCCAAGTCGTTGATGTCGTGTAAAACCCCACCTTCGTCAAGG